ACGAGCTTGAAGAAGATGGCCTCAATGAAAAGATTATGGATGCCATCACCGATGAGTTTATTGAAGCCAAGAGACTTCTTGAATTCACGGATAAGTGCCACGATATCTTCTCAAGGTTTTATGTTGTTGGTCGTCTAAACTACCATTGCATTATCGACACCAAAAACCCAACCGAAGGAATCCAAGAACTTCGGTATATCGACCCTCGTAAAATTCGCAAGGTTCGGGAAATCAAGCAAAAAATTGATAATCCCCAAAACGCCCAAATGTCCGGAGCCGAGATTACTTCGGACGTGAAACAAGAGTACTACGTTTACAATCCTCAGGGTTTCTCGGCCAATCAGTATATGACGGGCTACCAGTACAGCCCCCCAACCCAGGGCATCAAAATCACCATTGATGCTGTTGTCCAGGTGACTTCAGGGAAGACCGACACAGCAGGAAGCATGACGCTTTCCCATCTGCACAAGGCCATCAAGCCCCTTAACCAATTTTCGTCTCTTGAAGATGCCGCCATCATCTACCGAATGGCCCGAGCCCCCGAACGTCGAATCTTCTACATCGATGTGGGCGGGCTGCCTCGACACAAGGCGGAACAGTATATCCGAGACATGATGCAGCGGTATAAAAACCGCCTAGTTTATGATCAAGCGACAGGGGAAACTCGGGACGACCGACGCTTCCCAACAATGCTTGAGGACTTTTGGTTCCCTCGCCGAGGCGACAACAAGGCCACCCAGATTGATGTTCTTCCGCCCGGCCAAAGCCAAGGCATCTTGGAAGAACTTGAATTTTTCCTCCAGAAACTTCTATCGGCCCTGAATGTGCCATACGGCCGCAGCCATCCGGAAGACAACTTCCCAATGGGAGCTACCTCCACCGAAATTACTCGGGATGAGGTAATGTTTGCCAAGTTTATTGACCAAATCCGTTTGAAGTTTAGCCACCTCTTCCTGGAAATCATGAAGAGAAATCTGGCCCTCAAAAACATTGTGGATTCCGATACTTTTGAAGGTATCCAGCACAAGATTAAGTTTAAGTGGGCAAAAGATAACGTCTACAGCGAAATTAAAGAGCGAGAAGCCCTTAACGAGAAAATCAACACCCTCACCGCAATGATTCCGTTCATCGGCAAGGTTTGGTCATGGCAGTGGGTCATGAAGACCGTGCTCGGAATGACGGACGATGAGATTGAGGAGATGAGGGATGAGATTCTTGAAGAGATGAATGACCCGATTCTCCAGCCGATGCAGGTATCGCCAGATGAGGGATTAGGCGGACCGGGCTTCGCCTCAAACGACCCAATGAACCCGATGGGCGGGGGCATGGGCGGGCCTCAGATGGGCCAAGCTCCGTCCAAACCCCAAGTGCCCCAGAAGCCTCAAGAGGCCCAGCAAGCGCCAAACAAAGATAATGGTCCAAAAAAGTTAGGCGCCAAGAAAAAGGCTCTTAAAGAAGCTCGCAAATCAGTAAATCGATTCATGATTACTGAGGCTTTCAAGAACCACCGAACCTCGGCTTTTGAAAGCGGCCGAGTTAAATATGAGCAAATCCAGAAGTTTATTCGTAACTAACAAAGGAAATTCTTGTGACTGATAATACTGAGCAAGTTGAGTCTCCCGAAGAAGAGGCTCCCGCAATCGAGGACGAAACCCCGCAATTTTCCGAAGAAGAAGCGGCAGTAATCCAAGCCGAAGTTGAGCGTCGAGAAACCGTCATTCATGACCTTGTGAATGCCGCAATCGACGGCAAACCGGCCGACTTCATGGATGTTTTCGACAAGGAAGTAAAGTACCGCCTTCACGACATCATCGCCCAAGACAAGGTTGATATTCAAGCTTCGATGATTGGGGAACCCCAAGAAGAAGTTCAAGAAGAAAAAGAAGAGGAGACTGCTGAATAATGCCTGTAGTAGATCCTAAGAAATTTGGTCTTGGTTGGAAGCGAGGGCTTCCGGATTTCCGAGACAAGAAGTTTCGAGCCCCCCGCCGCACATGTCCTCTACCTGATAAGGTTGACCTACGCAAAGAGCTTGGCGGATTCGCCAACTTCCCGGTTTGGGACCAAGGGGAGCTTGGTTCGTGCACGGCCCATGGAGTCGGCGCTTGTGTCGTCTACAACATGTACAAGCAAAAAGAGAAGCCATGGATGCCGTCTCGGCTTTTTGTTTACTACAACAGCCGAGCCCTTGAGGGCAACCCCGGCGAGGATGCCGGAGCGGAGATTAAGGACGTGATCAAAACAGTAGCCAAAGAAGGCTTTGGTCACGAAAGCCTTTGGCCTTACGATGTTAGAAAGTTTGCTCAGAAACCGCCGCAGAAGGTTTATGATGATGCCCTGAAATTCAAGGCACTCTCGTATGCCTCGCTGAACAATGCAAATTTGAATCAGCTTAAGGCGTGTCTGGCAGCGGGCGAAGTCTTCACTTTCGGCTCGACCCTTTACAACTCGTTTTTTGAAGCTGTGAATAACGGGGGCTATATCCCGATGCCAAGCTGGAATGATGGCATCGCCGGAGGCCATTGCATGACTGCTGTTGGTTATACCACCACGCATTTTATCATCCGAAATTCATGGGGAACGGCGGGCGTGGGAGACCACGGATACATGTACATGCCTTTCAAGTACATGACCGACCTAAACCTCACGGCTGACGTGTGGCAGATTAAGACCGTTTCATAAATACGGAAATCCCCGTCCAAGGGGTTATGGCCTTAAATGGGCACAAGCCTTGGACACCCCCAGACTTACGTGTTTGGGGACTAAAAATTACCCGCCTGTAGCGTGCTGCCGGCTCCGATTACCGCCCCCCAAGCGGTAATCGGCTTTTTTATGCCTGGAATCCTCCTAGAATAAATAAGCAGGGATTTTTATTAAAAAAGGGACTGCCTAAGTGGCAAGTACAGTCAAACCTGTTGGGGCTCATTCTAATTTTAGCTCAGTCGCTAGTGCGATGAGCAATGCGTCACAGGTTTATGCTTATAACGCCAGTGGAGCTGTTGTCACCATTTTTCGCTTAGAGGCGAACGCCGTTTCTAATGCTGTTCTTGGTAGCTTTGTAGTTCCTACTGCTGGTGCTGTTGTGGTTCAAAAAGAAAATACTGAAAGAGTTTCGGCAAGCGGCACGTGCAGCTTCGCTCCGCTAGCGGAGACCAACTAATGGCCCAAGCTATCTTCCCTAAGGGGGCCGTGGCAACAACCAACACCACAGCTAGAAGTTTTGGCAATGCTTCAGCAGTCTATCTTTTGAACAATACTGCGGCGACTGTAGTTACAATTTTTCGAAATGATGCAAATGGTGTCCTTATAGGTTCTCTGGTTTTTGGGGCGGGGCAATCCCTTGTTATAGAAAAAAACTTTACCGACACCATCAACACCAGCGTAAACGTGGCCATAACAGCAGTAGGATTCACAAACTAAAATGTCAGAACGAAAAGACTACCGGATTCACAACATCAATTCCGAATTTCGGGAGCCAAAGTCTATTGCTCCGCTGCCGGATACGAATATCCAGCCTTTCGACATTACTGATGCCGAAATTGCGGCGGCGTCGAAAGTCCTGAATTCTCCCGACCCGTGCTTTGACATGGGAAACACCCCTCACTGGGCTAAGCCCCTGAGTGAGGGCAAGTTCCCGTTCAAGAAAGATGATGACGGGGACAAGGATGACGGCAAAAAGAAGAATCCTTTCCAAAAGGCTGACGACAAAGCCAAGGACAAGGATGAAGACGACGGCGATGATGATGACGATGATTCCGACGACAAGAAAGGCGACAAAAAGACCAAGAAAGTCGTCGTAAAAGTCGAAGAAGGGGCTCCGGCTGAAAAGATGCACAAACTGGCCAAAAAGCCAGTCAAAACTGCCGCAGGTAAACCTCCGGCTGAAGCAATGCACAAAGAGCCGGCTGGTCCGACCACGAAGAAGCGGATTGGAAAACCCGAAGCCGAGAAAATGCACAAGCTTCTGAAAAGTTGGAAGAAATAAAATGGCAAAGCGAGTTTATAATTTTACTCTGCCTTATAAACTTTCTCCTTGGCAGGTTTTTGGGGCAGTAGCGCAACTAAAAGGTAAAGGTCTTTGGGAGCAACTTCCTCAAGACCTACAGGATAAATTACAACACTGCGCTGACTTAGGTTATGGCCTGAGCGTGTATGACTACCAGCTTGACGAAATTGACGACAAAACATGGGCGTATATTGCTGACCAATTGCATTTGAATTGGGAACCGGCGCCCCAGACAAATGGCTAAACTTTTGAAAATCATCACAGAAATCACTGAAGAACTCCAGTATCTTGTGGAAGAAGGCTCCTCAGGCAAGAAGCACCTTTATGTCGAGGGACCTTATATTTCTTGCGAAACCGGAAACCGAAATGGGCGCATTTATCGCAAGCCTATTATGGAGCCGGTGGTAGAGAGCTTCATCAAAGAGAAAGTTTCCACGGGCTCAGCCTATGGCGAGTTTGGCCATCCGGAAGGCCCTGGTCTCAACAATGAGCGCATCTCACACCGCATCACTTCTTTGAAGTGGGACGGGAATAACGTTGTCGGCAAGGCCGTGGTTATCCCGGAAGGACTCGGGAAAATCATGGAAGGAATCATCGATACCGGGGGACGCCTAGGCATGTCCACCCGTGGTCTTGGTTCCGTAAAAGCCGGGGAAGGCGGGCTTCAAGAAGTCCAAAATGACTTTCGGCTGCTCACCGTTGACGCTGTTACCGACCCATCCGGAGCCGGATGTTGGGTTAACGGCATGCTTGAAGATAAGCAATTTGCCATCGATGCAGCCACCGGTACTATTTTCGAGGCCATAGCCGAAGACTTCGTAAAAGGGGTCAAAAAGCTTTCGGTCAAGCAAATTCAAGAGAACTACCTACTGATTTTCGAGCATTTCATCCGAAATCTCAAGTAAGTAAAGACTTGACCTAAATACCCACACCAATTTTCTAAGTAAGGGATTACTGTTCCAATGGCCGATAACAACGTTTCAGCTGATTCCATGCATGCCAAAAATGTTTCTGGCGTGGAAATGAAGCCATCTAATCGGGCCGAAGCGATGGCTAAGGGCATCAACATCGTTGCCGGCCTAAGCGATGGCGACCTGAATAACTTTGTCAGCACCTTTGGTGGCGACCAAAACGACCATTCGGGCGAGTCGGCAAATAAGTCGGAACACAACAAGTCAACGATGGAAATGAAGCCATCGGCAGCTCGGGCAACCCAGGAATCAGTCAAGCTAGCGATTGAGGAAATCTTCGGCAGCGACGAAACCCTGACGGAAGATTTCAAAGCCAAGGCTCAGACACTTTTCGAAGCCAATCTATCCGCTCGCCTTGCCCTTCTTCGGGACACTATCCGAGAGGAAGTTGAAGCTGAAAAGCAAGAAGAAGTTGAGCAGGCAATGGAAGTTCTGGTCGAGCAAATCGACGAGTACCTGACCTACACCGCTCAAGCATGGCGCAAGGAAAACCAAGTCGCCATTACAAGCACCCTAAAAGTCGAAGCTTTTGAGGAATTCATGAGCGGACTAAAGGGTCTGTTCGAAACTCATTACATTTCCATTCCCGACGAAAAGGTGGACGTTGTAACTGCCCTATCGGACAAAGTTGAGGAAATCAACAGCCACCTACAGACGGCAATTTCCGAGAACACTGAATTGCGTGATCTGGTCAAGGACTTCTGGAAAAAGGAAGTACTGGCCGATGCATCCCAGGATTTGACCCAAGAGCAAGCTCTAAAGCTTGGACAGCTTTGCGAAACTCTTGTGGTAGATGAGAAGCTTGAGGAACAGGTTGCTTTAATTAAAGAATCGACTTTCAAGGGAAGCAAGAAAGCCGCAAAAACCGGCATTCTAGCTGAATCCTTCGAATCTCCGAAAGAAGAGCCGAAGGCAGCTCCTAAGGGAGAAGAAGATGCAGATGTGGCAATGGTGATTGCTGCTTCCAAGATTTATACTCGGTAAAAACAAGGGCAAAAATTAGCCTGAAATAAATAGGCTAGTAATTTTCCTGAAAGAAAAGGGATTTAAGGTAAAAACTATGGCCGCACATCTTAAAGCACTTGTCAAGAAGTGGGAAGGCGTTCTTAACGAAGGCCCAGCCATTAAGGATAGCTTCCGGCGCACTTCTACAGCGGTGCTACTGGAGAACACCCAGAAGGCCCTACGTGAAGAGCGGGTACACGTTCCGTCTCCTCTATCTCTTGGCGAGCTAAGCGAAACTACCCTGTATGCCGACGCTCCTTTCACCGCAATGGGTGGTTCTAGCTCGACCGCAGGCGCCGGCCCAGTCGATACCTTCGACCCGATTCTGATTTCGATGGTGCGGCGTGCCGCTCCTGTTCTTGTTGCTTATGACCTTGTTGGCGTGCAGCCGATGACTGGTCCTACCGGACTAATCTTCGCTCTGCGGTCTCGCTATGCAGCGAACATGGCAACGGCGAACCTTGCTCACCAAAATGCCACGGATACTCCCGAAACCTTCTATAACGAAGTGAACACGATGTTCGCTACCGTTGTATCGGGGGCCAACACTCTTGGATTGAAGCACGTTGGTACGATTATCGCCAACAGCTCGACAACCGATATCTCGAATGCCGCAACAAATGGCATCTACAACTACGCCCAAGCAATGAGCCGGGCACAGATGGAAAAGCTGGGAACGACCTCAAACGCTGACTTTGCCCAGATGACTTTCACTATCGAGAAGTCAACCGTGACAGCGGGCGGACGTGCCCTTGCTGCGGAATACTCTCTTGAGCTAGCCCAAGACCTGAAGGCGGTCCACGGACTTGATGCCCGAGGCGAGCTTATCAACATTCTTTCGACAGAAATTCTGGCGGAAATCAATCGTGAAGTTGTTCGCACCGTGGTTCTATCGGCATCTATCGGCGCTCAGGTAGACACGACCAATGCTGGTATCTTTGACCTTGACACCGACTCTGACGGACGTTGGATGGTGGAGAAGTTCAAGGGAATGATGTTCCAGCTTGACCGTGAAGCGAATGCCATTGCGAAGAACACCCGTCGAGGGAAGGGCAATATTGCCATCATGACCTCAGACGTGGCGTCGGCTCTCCAGGCAGCTGGTGTGCTCGACTACGCTCCGGCCCTTTCTCGCAACGACGGAAACATCCCTGATGACACCGGCAATTCTTTCGTCGGCGTGCTGAATGGGCGCATCCGGGTCTACATCGACCCATATGCAACGGGCGGACAGTATTTCTGCATGGGATACCGAGGAGCATCGCCGTTTGATGCTGGTATCTTCTACTGCCCATACGTTCCGCTACAGCTGCTGAATGCTGTGCGTCCTGACAGCTTCAACCCACGGGTTGGCTTCAAGACCCGCTACGGCATGATTGCAAACCCGTTTGCTCAGGGTCTGACTATCGGAGGCGGAACCATCGCAGTTGACAGCAACCTGTTTTATAACAAGGTGCTAGTCCGAAACCTGATGTAAGCTGCTCGCTTACGTCTGAATGGATTAGGAGCCCTCTTCGGAGGGCTCTTTTTTTATGTCCGCAGCCATTTTTTTCGCCCAGACATCAGCCCTAACCTCATCCGGAGTCTTATCATAGATAAAAGCCACAAGACGAATACACAACTGCATGTCAGAAAACTTGTGGCCTTCTGATTGCAGATGCTCTATAACCTGTGAGTAGTACTTGGCGTCTACACCATAGCTCACGGGGGGCTCCTTTTCTGACGCTGGCATACCTTCGGGGTTATTCGTAAAGAGATAGACAAAAAATAATACTGTTAAGACAAAAGCGCCGGAGATTACAAGAAAGGCGTGAAGATCGATTTCAATCATGTGCGTGTTCCCTAGCGGCAATGGGGGCTGACTGTAAATCAGCTGGCTTAGTCCTGCGGAGGTTCGAGTCCTTCCACGCACACCACCCCAGGTAACATAAGGGTTTATGTGCCGGCCTGAAGAACCGGAAATAGTCGTTCGACTCGACTCCTGGGGACCATATATAATAAAGGACCCCGAAAAAACAAGCAAAGAAGGAAAGAAAGAATGAAACGTGCCGGTCTAACCTTAACGGCTATCGCTGCTATTGCCTTAGCTTTTGCTGCTACGACTGCCCCAGCTTCGGCCGGAGTTGGTTTTGACTTTGATCTTGACCTAGGATTTCTTGGTGGATTTGGGTTTGATATCGACATTCTTCAGCCCCATCGCCAGCACCCGCCTATCAGACAACAACCTCCTTACTACGACGCCCTTTTCTAAGGGGCTTCTATATAGAGGTACATGGAAATAAAAACGAGGACTAATTGAAATGAGGAAGATTCTTACCGCTCTAGCGGTGCTTGGGGGGCTTGCCTTCCTAGCTCCGGCAATGGCTCATGGTCACGGCGGCGGGCATGGTGGCGGACACTACGGTGGAGGCAACCACGGCGGGCATGGTGGTCATCACGGTCACGAACGCCGAGGCGGAGGTTGGTGGCCGGATATCTATATCGGACCCCCAGCGCCTTATTGCTCCCCGTGGGACCCATACTGCTCTCCATATGGCCCATATCGTCCCCGGCCGTGGCGCCGTTGGTAACGAGTTACCGAAACTGAAAGGGCTTTAGTCCAAGAGCACACTTCTCTTCCATTGTGAGCTTGGCTAAAGCCTTCTCTCTTGTTTCTTTTTCTTTTTTGGCTCGGGCTTCGGCCTGAGCCTTTTCTTTATCCCGAATCTTATGCCGTTGCCACCAAAGAGCAACGTTGGTCGGCACAACCTTAGTCACCTTAGCCGCCTCAATATTTTTCATCAACGAACAAAGAAGCTCGGCCGTCTCTCCCGCATGGCGAAAGTGATGGGCAAAATCTTCGGCTGTCTTTGGCGTATCCGAATCATAGTCACGACACGGCATCACTTTATCTCCTCAAGAGCATCCATCGGGACTTGAAAAAAGGGATTTTGGTCCGGCGAACGAGTCACCGCAACCCCCCCCTCGGAAATGCAGCCATAGGTACATCCAGTGTACCTATAAACCACGTCTCCCTTTTCGAAAACGTCATGATGGCAGAACCATGGACACTCATCATGGTCAAGGCGACGTTTGACCACATAAGCTAGGTGCTTCATTTCTCTCCTCTTTT